AAAAATACAAAAGTTCAAAAAATTCTATAAGTAATAAGTACACCGGATTGAAAGGACTAGCTAGAGGAATTAGCTGGGGAATGCTTGCTATAACCGCTGCAGATATGGTAGAAGGTATGATGACTCCTGGAGTTGACCGAATGGCTCTACAAAAAGACGAGCAAGCTGTATATGGATCTGGAGGTACTTTTTTAGACTCTTCTCAAGCGTATACACAAAGAAAGAGAGCGCTCTTAGCCATACATGAATCTCAGTTAGGTATTAGAGGCATCTTAAGTCAGGAAGCATCTGGATTTCATAAATGACAAATAAACCACTAAAAATTCTGTTTCTAGATATAGAGACAGCACCAAACATCGGATACACTTGGGAAAAATATGAGACTAACGTTATTGAGTTTATACAAGAAAGATACATGTTGTGTTTTACTGTTAAATGGCTAGGAGAACAAAAATTTCACACTTACGGACTTCCTGATTTTCCTGACTACATTAAAGATAAAACTTCTGATAAAGCACTAGTAGTAAAACTATGGGACTTTGTTAATGAAGCAGATGTTATAGTAGCACATAATGGGGATAGTTTTGATATCAAAGTAATGAATGCGCGGTTTATTGTAAATGGATTAACTCCTCCTTCTCCATATAAAACAGTAGATACCAAGAAAGAAGCAAAAAAGAGATTTAGCTTTAACAGCAACTCTTTAGCTGATCTAGGAGTCCTGTTTGGATTTGGTGGCAAAGCCTCTACGGGAGGCTTCAAGCTTTGGAAAGACTGCATGGCCGGACTTCCTGTAGCTTGGAAAAAGATGAAAGCATATAATAAAACTGACGTAGCTTTACTAGAAAAAATATATACTAAGTTGCGTGGCTGGGTGAAGACTCATCCTAATATAAGTGTATGTGTTGATCGAGCAGCATGTCAAATATGTGGCTCTAAGAATACTCAAAAAAGAGGATTTACTTACTCTAAGTATACTAAATACCAAAGACTACAGTGTATGGATTGTCATGGCTGGAGTCAAGGATCTGTTCAAAAATGAGTCAGTACATTCCAGAAAACGACTACAACAGTAACTCATACAAACCGTTCAAAAAGTTGGACGGTGAAATGTGTAATCGTTGTGAAGCTTACTATAAAATGCTTTATGAGAAGGGGCTAACTAAAAGCCCCTTTCCTCCTAAATGTGAAAAAAGCGTTCAGAAGAAAGCAGAATTACTTTCTCCAAATGACTTTGACACATTACAAGAATACATAGACACAACTATACTATTTGATCCAGTCGCTTGGGCAATGCAAGAATTTGGCTGGACACCTAGATTTTATCAAAAAGACATGTTATCTTGTACAAGCAATAGAAAGCTATATAGATTAGGACGTCGTACTGGAAAAACTGAAGCAATGGTTATTGAAGCGCTTTACATGTTAACTACTAATAAAAATTATACTATTCTTGTAGCCGCACCGTTTGAAAGACAAATAACAAGATTCTTTGATGAACTAGATAAGTTTATTGCTAAAAGCGTAAGTCTTAAAGGCTCTCTATCAAGATATACAAAGACACCTTCTAGAATGGACTTCCAAAATGGAAGTAAAATATTGGGTTTCTCAGTAGGATCAGACGCTGGTTCGGGCTCAGATAAGATTCGTGGTCAAGACGCTAACTTAATAATTATTGACGAAATGGACTTCATTGAAGATAAAGACCTTGACGTTATCATGGCTATCTTAGCTTCTAGAGCTACTACTAGATTAATAGCCGCTACAACTCCTGCTGGTTGGAGAAGAAAGTTTTATTCATATGTAACTCAAAAGGATGCAGGCTTCAAAGAATTCTGGTTCATATCTGCAGAAAACCCAGAGTGGACACCAGAAACAGAATCTTTATTAAGAAGCACAACAGATGCAGCAAGATACAGCCACGAATACTATGCTGACTTTGCTGAAATAGAAGATGGTGTTTTTAAGTCAAAATTTATAAACGCCTCTATTCAACACTATGATTTAGATTCTATAGAACCTGTTCCTGGAGCAGATTATATTTTAGGTGTAGACTGGAATAAGACGGCCGGTACTCACATGGTTATTATGGAAAAAATACCTAATCGTCTTAGAGTTGCTAAAAAAATAATTATAGAAGAATCAGAGTATACACAAACTGCTGCAGTAGAAAGTATCATAATGCTAAACAGAAAGTGGAGATTTAAATGGATATTTATTGACAGAGGATATGGACAAGTACAATATGAGTTGTTAAGAAAACACTCGAAGATAGAGCCTAGCTCTTTACTAGATGTTAAATTAATTGATATAGCTATGAATCAACATATTGATATTATAGACCCATTGAGCGGGCTGCCTTCTAAGAAAGGAGCTAAGCACTTCTTAGTAGAACAAACTAGAAGAATGTTGGAAAATGGTAGTCTGATACTACCTAAATCAGAAGATACCTCTGTAAGTGCTGCTGACCAAAGAATGGGACTTGTACAGCAAATGAGAAACTTCAGAGTAGAAGGTTACTCAGTTTACGGTCTACCAAAGTACTCGCAAGGACAAGATCACACGCTTACCGCAATGTATCTTGCTTGTGGAGGCTTCTATTGGAAAGAAGGTGAGTTAAAGCAGCCGGAATATGTAAGACAAATAGCTGGTATTGAAATAAGTGACGAAGTACAACCGACAAATGTAAGTCTCACAGCACAAGAACGCGCAAGAGACGCAGCATCCGGTCTAAAAATGACATCTTACTCAGGAGGAAGAAAAGCTCCTAACAAAGATCTAAAATCTAGAGACCTAGGGGGAAACGTAAGTCGTGGAGGGCTGAGTAATTTGAAAGGTAATTTAGAAGCAAGAGATGCTAACGGTATTTCAAAGAAAGGTATAGGTTACAATAGGAATAAATTTTAATGGGAATAGATTATAACGGACGTAAAGAATTTTCTAGACCTAGAAAGCTCACAGATGTGGGAGATCTTTCTCATTACAGTGATATTCTAGAAACTGAAGCTTTTGGTACAGAAGAACAAAGAACAGAAATAATAGATAACCTTTTTTCTGATTTAGCAAGAACTTATTTGAAAGGAAGAAAGCTAAAAGAAGGTTTATCTAAAATGGACCCTGCCCAGTTTATCCCTATTGAAGAAGCTTGTGATTCTACTAGATCTGCAGCTATAAGATTAAACAGAGAAGAGTCTCAAAATGGAACAGTTATTACTTATAGTCTTTATCAAAAAGCTGTAGATATTATTTTGAATAAAAAGTGGGAAATTAGAGGTACAGTCATAAATATGAAGCTGCCCGCTTCTGTTATGCAGACTAGTGAAGAGACGCAACAAAAATTAAGTAACTCTAAAGGAAAACCAGGAGATATGATAAGTGAATTCATATCTCAAAACGGTATTATAACCACCATACTGGGAATGTTGACTTTGTCTCCGTTCCAAACTGTTATCTTCCAGGCTTTAGGTGTGGAGCAAGGCGCGAAAGGTATACAGATAGCCCAAATACCTGCTGGTATAGCATTACTATTAGAAATAGGTATAAAAGCAGAAAGAATACTGTCTATATTAAAAAATTCTAATCTTAGTACTCCTCTAGTTGAGCAACAAGTTCAACAAATGGCTAACTCTGACACAGCTAGGGCCGAAGCTTTAAAAAGTATAAATGTTGACTATAATGAATTAAAGAAAAGTAAAGAGTTCTTAGATTCAGAAGATATAATAAACTACGTCAATCAGTACTATCAGCGCTATGGAGGTCTAGATCGCCCTAATGGTCATTTAAGCATTGACCACTGGATAGCTTATTTACACGTTTCTCAAAATCAACAAACTATTAGAGGAGCTTTAAATACCTCGCACGAATTCTCTCCAAAATTTAATTCTTACAAAGAACAATATACTAACGAATCTAATGAGTCTACAGGACAAGAAAATATATTTACAGAGCCTGGTAAAAAACACAGTAAAATGTTTATTCAGTTAGCCAGCGCCACAAGGGCTTTAAAAGATAAAAGCAATGACACTTATGATGATATTTTAAATGCGTTTGTTTATCAACTAACCGACCGTGACCTGTGTTGTTTAGTTCAAATATTTGGAGCAATAGGTAATCCAGAAGTAATGTACACTATAGCAAGCTTGCTAAGAATACTAGCCACAGGACTATCTGGAGAAATAGTAAGAATACAAAATTTGCTTTCTAGATTTTTAGCGTCTAACTTAGTCTTGATTTGTGGGCCTCCTCCGTGAATGACCGTTACATCAATATCTAATTTTCTTAAAATAGCTGCATCTTGTGCAAATGCTTTTGATAAACTTTGGTCAGACATCACTTGCCCGCCG